AGCGGCGTAGGGTGCTGTTTGGCAGTTGCGTTCAACAATAAGTTTTCCAAAGAGAAAACCTATGTGAATGTCATCATGTCAGATGATAAAGAGGAAATGATGAAGCTCCGAGATTTCTTGGCAGAGAACAAGATTACCAATGTGGCGAGTGATAGCTACACAATGGATTGGGAGCGCAAAACCCTTACCATCACAGCTTATGCTGAAACCAAAAGTCAGAGCAAATTGATCGACGAATACATCGAAGCAAGTGGCACAAAGTTCAAGCGTCTGGTGCAGGATAAGCGGGTGTCCAAGCGCTGAACGACAGGAAAACCAAAAATCTTTCGTTTTAACTATGTTAGTAAAGCCCTTGATTTTGGGCTTTACGGCATGGTTTGCAATATATCTACAGTGTATAAAACAATCATTTCATACGGGGATGTAGCTCAGTTGGGAGAGCGCCTGCCTTGCAAGCAGGAGGTCGCCGGTTCGATCCCGACCATCTCCACCAAGTAAGTGAGTCGCGGTCAGTGAGTTAATAGCTCATTGCGTATGCTTTATTAAATCCTGCGGAAAAGGGTTAGCCTTTGGGGAACGACGGTGCCTGCACCGTAATCCTTTTACCAGTGACGATGCCGAAGTACAAGGTGCAGGAGCTGGCAAACACATGGAGAGGTAGACAAGTGGCCAAAGTCGGGGACTGTAAATCTCCGCTTTTTGACTTGGGGCGCCGTGTGGTCAATTAAGCTTCGGTGGTTCGAATCCATCCCTCTCCACCAGCCATACGCTTTAGGCGGTATGGGAAAAGCCCACTTGAAATGATATATAGTGGCTGGGTCATCGACTACGATGGGCGGAAGATAACGGGATATGAGCAGCGTGCTCTGGCACCGCCTCAACAAAAGCAAATCAAGCCGGTGAGAGATAGTTAAATAGCCTAATAGCTCAAGGGCATGAGCACCAAACCATGTCGTAAACCAGAACCGGCGGGACTAAGCAGAGGTTTGGGTGGTATGTGCTTACCACACCCCGTTCGTAGTTTGTTTTATTTTGCAAGTGAGACGGTATGGAAGGTGTCGGCACATCATTTCAGTCAGAGGCGAGGACGGCATACATAGGAGCATTTGGAGAGGTTCTGGCAAACTTAGGTTTAGGCCGGAGTGTATGGCTGAGATGATGGCACCAAGATCCAAATAGGCAAGCCACTTGCCGAGTTACCCTTGAGGGCTGGAGCAACAAGGTAAAATAAAGTCCCCAGAATGTTTTCCGGTATCAGAACACAACCGGCATAGAGCAGAAGTGTTTAGGGTCTGTGATCCCATGTGGCAATAGGGATAAACGGTAAGGACAAGGCGTGGAAATCTGCAGAAGCGCGAAAAACCCTACAAAGAGATGCTGGTGTAGCTCAGTCGGTAGAGCAACTGATTTGTAATCAGTAGGTCGGGGGTTCGAATCCGTCCACCAGCTCCATTATGGAGCAGTAAGCCTAATTGGTAAGGCAGCGGTTTGCTAAACCGTGAGTAGCCCGAAAGGGTGTGTAGGTTCAAGTCCTATCTGCTCCGCCAGTGGCTGGGTAGCTCCCAGATGATGTGTGCGATTATCGGCTTACCACACAGAGAATGAAAATGTCCGCTGAAAACTGCGGAGCAATCGGGTATACACGGTTGTTTGCGAACGAGACCTTTACTCTCAAGTAGACGATGTGACAATCTAAGCGGGAAGCCGACCAAAGAAATATGCGGATATGGCGGAATTGGCAGACGCGTTAGCTTCAGGTGCTAATGTCAGCAATGATGTGTGGGTTCAAGTCCCACTATCCGTACCATTACGATTTTTCAAAAGCGAGGAAGAAAGGTAGGTTTCACTATGGGTCAGTATTACAAGCCACTCTTGATTGCAGACGACGGAACCAAACAGACTGCCTATTCTCACGATTACGGCAACGGTCTGAAGCTCATGGAACATTCCTGGGTTGGAAATGATTTCGTTAACGCAGTTCTTCAGAACCTTGACGGCACCCCTCAGCGACTGGCGTGGGTCGGCGATTATGCTGACAGCGTAGTTGATGATGAGTGTTGCTTCAGCGATGCTTTTATCACAGAACGCAAGGATTTCATGCGGCTCTACAATACTCTCTGGAGTGATGGAAAAGAGGTTATCACGCCGATTGATAGAAAGCTGCCGCAGTACAAGCTTTCCAATGATGAGGCGGATTGCTTCATTGTGAACATTACAAGAAATTGCTACATCGACATGGAAAAGTATGTGGCAGAAAACAAAGACAAAGAGGGTTGGTGTATCAATCCTCTGCCTCTGCTCACCAGTATCGGCAACGGTCAGGGCGGTGGCGATTACCGGGGAGACGATCCCGAGGTTGGAACATGGGCTTTCGATAAGATCTATGTTTCGGCTTTAAGACCTGGCAAAATGGAAGAGGTTATGTTCCACTTCCACGAGTAATATTTTGCGTTTGCAACGAACATTTACCCATTTCTTTAATACATAGGGTGGCTTCGTATTGTAAATCGAAGTAAAGGTTTGAGAAGCTTATCTGGGGTAAACCCCATACCCCGCTGTAAATAAAGATGTTTTGAATCGATAAAGAGCTTTTCGCGACGAGGCGTCTCAAAAAGCTCTTGATAGATCCAAAAGCACTTTATTCAGGTTGCGAACGATAAACAACCGAAAAGAATTTATAATGCACATGGTCTGCCATACACAGTCAATACATAGAGGCAGTCGCTTCGTATTGTAAATCGAAGTAAGGTTTTGTTACTTTTCACACTCGTGATCTGCTTCGATCCTAAAGGATCGTGCGGAGATCACTTCGTGTGTTCTTCTGCATTATAATCTCTCTTCACACACAAAGAGATCTATAATGGATTACGAATTCTTTTCAAATACAAACGAGAGGAGAAACCCGATGAGACAGGAACGGCGCGGTGTTTTTGAAACAAACTCCAGCAGCACCCACAGCATCTGTATTGCAACTAATCGCAACACGGAACTTTCTTACCCTGCCAAACTTATCTTCCGATGTGAAGATTTTGGTTGGGGTTTTGATCGGCTTGACACCCCTGAAGAAAAGGCGGCATATCTTTATGCCAGTTTCCTGAGTCTTTACAGCAGAGAAAAAGCACAAGATGTTATGGCGTTTATCATGGAAACCCTTGATAGTGTTGGTGTCGAGTGTGAGTTCGACGAGGCTGTATACCACAATTACGGAAGCGGTTCCTATGTGGTAAATGCAAGTGTAGACCACTGTGGTGAAGATGACCACCAAAGGTTTGTGGATAAGACTACAAGTAATAAGGGGCGCCTTTTGCGGTATCTCTTCTCTGAAGACAGTTTTGTACTCACCGGAAACGATAATAGTGATATGGATGTAGATATCCATGCACTTTATCCTCACGAGGAGTATTACAAAGGAAATTAAAATGGAGGCGAGCACATGACTGAGAAAAATCAGAAGAAAGAGTATGCTAAAAAGTTTCGGAACTTCTGGACTTGCGCTCGCCCAGTAACACAGTCCGTCCCGAATAAAAAGGCATATGACCGTAATCGAGAAAAGGACACCACCAGAAAGAAAGGATTGGAATAATGAAGCAGGTTAGACGCGGCGTGTTCGAAACGAACAGTAGCTCCACTCATAGCATCACCATTTGCACCGAAGACGAGTATGAGAAGTTTAAGCGCGGTGAGCTGATGTATGACAGTTGGGGCGAAAAGCTGGTTCCGAAATCCTCTATCCTCACTGAGGATGAAGACGGTCAGTATTGCACCTACGAAAATCTCGGCGATAACAGATGGTACTCACTTGATGTTTATTCCCATCGCTTTACTACGCCGAGTGGTGATAAGATGATTGCCTTTGGCACCTACGGAAGAGACGGTTAAGGGAGGTTGTGTATGAGTATCTTGGGTCAATATCAAAATGGAAACTATAGCGTGACGATACTCTCCGACGGCACCAAGATCCGAGAAAATGATCTGGACTTCTTTGATGCCGAGTTCCCTGAGTCGATGGATATCAAAATCACCAACGCTTGCGATATGGGTTGCCCTATGTGCCATGAGGATTCCAGGCCGGATGGCAAGCACGGTGATATCCTCAACCTGCCGTTTCTTGACTCTCTCCACGAGTTTACGGAACTGGCGATTGGCGGCGGCAACCCGCTCTCGCACCCAGATTTTATCCCGTTTCTGCATTTGCTGAAGAAGCGCAAGCTGATAGCAAATGTGACGGTCAACGAAGTTCATTTCTTGAAAAACATTCCCTTGCTTCTCGAACTGACGGAGCAAGGGTTTATTTGTGGCTTGGGAATTTCTTATACCGGCGGAGATCGCGAAAGCACTTACCGTTTTGCGGATGAAGTTTCCAAGTTTCCCAATGCTGTTATTCACATCATCAACGGCATTGTTAGTATGGAACAGGTGTCTTGGCTTTCGGAACGCAACCGTGAGCTGAAGATCCTGATCCTTGGATATAAGGATTTCCGACGCGGCGCTGACCACCATATGAAGGTTGGTCAGATCGTCGACAACAAAATGCATGATATGTATGAATATCTTCCGCAGATTATCAAAAACGGTTGGTTCAAGACCATAAGTTTTGACAATCTGGCGATTTCTCAGCTTGATGTCAAGCGACTGATGTCTGAGGAAGAGTGGAAGATTTTCTATATGGGAGACGATGGCAGAGAGGGCGAGTTGAGTTCTGCTTCTATGTATGTGGATGCAGTTTCCGGCCAATTTGCAAGAAACTCTTGTAGCACAGAGCGTTTCCCCGTCACCAACAACATCACGGAGATGTTCCAATTCTTAAAGACAAAGGAGGAGTAAGATTGCATAGCAGAATTTTTCAGATCGAAAAAGAGGTCGTTCCCGAGGAAGAACGCATTGACAGCGATTGTATCCCTGAGTGGTTTACTAATTCGGTTGCGGATTACACCAGCGATGATTGTAGTCGTGAAGACGACATTGATTGGCTGATGACTGCTGCGCTCGGCGATATTGCCACAGTCGATGGTGACAAGCTGACTTTCTCCTCTGATGTTCGCAGATACTTCAAAGAAAAGCATGAAGCTTTTATCAAGGCAGCAGAAAAACTTTCTGGAACCACTTTTGAAGATTTTGTTTCCAGCCACTCCGTTGATTCGGTTCTCTTCAATCTGAGGGAAGCCTATAGTGACCGCTATGGTTTCTATGTCTATTGCGATGATGGCTTCCTCGATACTCTGGACAACTTCATGCGTCTGGTAAAGGATGGAGAGACCTATTTCATTGGCGGCGTTGTTGATTATCATTGCTGATGGACAGGCGCGATAAGGTAATGGGGTTCATTAACCGTTTTACGCAGGGCGGTAAGAACCAGGGAACCATTGAGACTTTTACCTGCGGCTGTTGTTTCTGGTTTGCATATATTCTTCAAGAGCGATTCTATGATATTGACGCTTGGCATGAAGATGTAGAAATTATGTATGACCAGATTGAAAATCACTTTGGCTGTCAGATTGATGGTCGTGTATATGACATCACCGGAGATGTTACAGACAAATATAACTGGCAGACATGGATCTCTGTGGCAGATGAAGACGAGCTTCATGCTGAACACATTATTCGTGATTGCGTTAATTTCTAATTGGAGGGCTCTGAATGGATACATACACAGACTTCCACGCTTTTATCAAGGCACATGAGGGTGAGATATTCCGCTACTGGATTTACCGGCGTGTATTTACACCCTATGAACAAAAAGAATGCTTTATGGACGAGAGCATTTTTGAAGACACACACGCTAATGTCGGCATCATTAAGGATTGTATCCCGCTCGGTGATGGAGATTTCCTGTTGGGTTTCCAACCGGCTGATGATTGCGATCCTTACAACATCACAGCATTTGATTTCGTTGAATACTACAAGCTCAGCGAAATCAGACTCAATCGCCCTATCGAGAATAAAGAGGAGGAATAAAGGAATGTATTTGAAAGAAGCTTTTCGATATCAGAATTATCTGAACGAACTGATCTCCGCCACCACCAGTTACCTGAACGGCGGGCAGTATACCACAAAGACGGTGCAGGAGCATCTGCGTAAGAAGGCAAATCCCGATGCGGAAAACGAAACCATCGATCTGTCTGCGGAGAGAGCTTTGGCTTACACCGCAAACCAAATGGTCGATTTTCTGCAGCATCTGATCGACGAGAAGCAGAAGCTGACCAAGGCGATCAGTGAGGCTAAGAAGGGCTGCAGCATTGACATTGATGCTGAGGTTGCCAACAATCGCATTCGTCAGAGTGTGGCTGCCACATTGTCTCGTATGGGCAATATGAAGCCTTCCGAGCGTATGACCAGAGCATACGCCTACAAGTTTAACGCCGAAGGCAATCAGGTTCAGTATGCCTACGAGGTTAAGGAAGTAACCACCATCGACTTCGACCGCAACAAAGTCAAGGGTATCAGCAAGAAGCTGATCCAGTGCGCCGACGAAGCGTCTACTGCCATTGATAAGGCAATGGTTGAGCTGGCGGTAGATTACAACCCCGATTACAGCGTCAACGATTCCTTCGAGGATGCTATTGAGCAGTTTCTTACTCCTGCTGCTTAATGCATAATCGAACAGACAACTTCGGTTGTCTTGTTCAGGGCGAAAGTGGACTTTGACTTATCAGTCGCTTCAGTCGCAGATGAAGTGTAACGCTGCGAACCGAGTACCTGTACTCACCGACTTTGGTCGTTTCATATAACAAATCTACTTGAAATAGATGTAAAAGCTGCCTTGCTTTTTTTAAGGCTCTATCTGGAGGAGCGACATCCGTTATTCAAGAATTTCTGTTATTCGCCAAGCGATCTATGCACAGCCCGACAGTTCAACAATTCGTTCCAGAATTGCCGCTTACGAGATGCGTTTCGCCATGCGTCGTTTGAAAATGAAGAAAATTATTTGGGAATGATTCTCCCTATACTTTACTTAGTAAGTTCTGAACTTAATGCCTGACCTCGTGTCAGCTCAAATTGGCTGTAAGGCATAGAAAGCTTTCGTTCTGAACAAGGCAACCGAACAAACAATTTAATATTCGACATCAAGACCCGAACAACATGAGTTCCATTCACTACATGATCTGTTCGGGTCTTTTTTATCTCTCGACTTTTTACATATGCGGAGGTGTAAGGATGAAATACAAAACTGAATTGACACAGCTCGGCAACTTTTCTATTGCGGGGAAAATGAGAGTCAGCGATCCCTGTTACAAGCCTGATGTTTGGTGCAGCGGTGTTTTGGACACCAAGCCCGGTATTTGGGAGGCGGCAGTTCTGATCCTCGATAATGAGGCAACAAGAGGGTGGGGCGACCGTGTAGCAGTTCTTGCCGTAAAGCACAAAGATTGCACACTTCCTCTGGCGACACAAACAATCAATAGTACGGCAGACGGGTTGTCTCCTCTGCTTTCAACAGATTGGAAAATTGCAGATTTTGAAACCGGTGTCGATAGTGGTCAGGCGGGTTTCTATGACGACAACAATTTCGTTGCCAGAAACGGTGGCGAGGATGACGATTGGTATGACAAGATGTGCAATATTACTCTGTCAAAAGCCAATGCTGGCGTTTTTGCTGACGGAGTAGTCACCAGTTCCGGTTATGGTGATGGTGGTTACCCCTGTATTTACCACATTGGTATTGATGGTAAGGTCGATTTCGCCTATGTAGTTTTCATTGGCGATGATGAGGATGCAGAGGAGGATTACTAATGGGACTGGATATGGAAATTCGCCGGATCTCCAAACCTCATGTGGATGACTCCGTAATTTATGACCGCGTGGATATCAGCGGCATTATCTTGGATGAGGACGAACTGAAGGAGCCGATGTATCGTCAGCTCGCTCCATATGTTCAGCAGCTTCAGGTTAGAAGCCAGTATTACGACATGGAAAAGATCCGAAAGGACTATAAGCTGTCAGATGATTCCTACATCAGCATGATGAGCGCCTATCGTATTGCAATCACTGATCGTGAGGCCAAAAAGACAGTAGAAATTTCCAACGAGGATATTGAACGCAAATACACTGTTGAACGCGTGGAAAAGCGCTTTGTGTGTGACTCCGAAGAGATTCGATACTGGCGTAAAGCATACGACATTCAGGATTGGTTCCACGAGCACATTGAGGAAGATGTGGAAAATACAGGTTTCTACATTCTTTCCGGTGCAATGCTCCTGGCGTTCAACAAGGCTTTCCCCGAGGATCGAATTGAAGCAATCGAACCCGACGAGGAGGAAGCACTCTTTTACTGGGAGTGGTACTAATGCCTGAAGATTTTGATCGCCTGCAGGGACTAATTTACGATGTTGAAGCCAGGGTATATGACATACAAGAGCAACAGGCAAATATTCGTGCTGATGTTGATGCAGTGTGGGCTCACCCTAATATGCATGAGGTTATAGACCACCGAGCCCTTGGTGATAGGGTGATGGCAATGATCTATGCGGAGTTTGCCAAGTATGCAGAGGATATTTGCATCGGTTTGAACAGAGCATTCAAAGAACACTTTGAAAATGATGAATATGAGATCTCCGAAGAGGAGTTCCACAAGATCATCTGTGATGCACAAAGGCTCCAGTTTTAATAAATTTGTGCAATCAATAGCATAAAGGAGGTGCCTGATGAAGATTGTTGGGTGGACTGAATGGGATGATCCCAGATATAGAGAAATGTTCCCTCTCGGTGGGACTTACAAAGAAGCGGAAGTCAAAGCCGTTAGGTCAGTTATTGCAAAAGAGCTGAGGAACAACGGGTATAAGTTTACTGGCAGCTATCATCAGGACGGCGATTATGGAGTCCCCGTATTCGATAATGGTGAAGTTTTTCAATGTTCGCAAAGAATGTGGGGCGGCATTATGGCTGAAGCATACTCTGATGAGATTGACAATAGCGACAACCTCGGCTATACGGTTTGGGCATGGATTCCTCCCGAGCCGATGGTTATACCGAATATGAAAGTGTGATTTTATGAATGGCTACACCATAAAAAGATGTGGATTGTTGTTTATCTTGATTCCATTTATGATGTGTTTTTTCGTACCATTCACTAACGAAAGCGTGCTAAAAGTCTTGACGGTAATATCCGTTGTGTTTATGTATTCAGGATTGTTCTTTCTTATTTGCGGTGAGGTATATCACCGGAAAACAGATGTTGATTATGCCGTCAAATGTAAGGCAAGAAAAGAAAAGCGGAAACAGATGCGTGCTGAAAACCAACGAAGAAACGAAGAATTGCTGGCAAGAAAAAAAGAAGAGCGAATTAAGTTAAAAATACGCAAAGCCGAAGAAGCTCTCAAGAGAGCGGAGTGGTTAGTAAAAGATAATACACCCGTTAAAGCGTCAGTCGTATCAAGCCAATCTAAGATGAGGACATACGAGGGATTTTTTAGTAATACCACATATACAGTTGGTCAAAAGGTTATTTTTTCTGTTGAGTATGCAAGCGGCAGAAAAGGAATAGAGGCTGTAAATGTTAAAGATGAAAGATTCAAAGAATTGTCTGCTTTGCTTATTTGAGACGCGATATGAAAGGTTGCCTCTATGACTAATCTTGAGAAATTTAAGCAAATGATTACCAACATGACCGTCGAAGAAATTACAGAATATTTTGGCGGTGATAGTTGTGAAAATGCACTTTGCGCTTTCGTTGGGGTATATGGTTTATGCTGCAAAGGATCAGCGCGGTATGTTTCAGATGCCCGAGGTAGAAGCTGCCGAGAGTGTATAGAAACCTTTTTACGATTGGAGTAGAGTATGCAAACAAAGATTTACAGCGTCTTTCCTGCCTGTGGAAAGACTTGGTTATGTGAAAATCAAGAGCAGCTTGGCTTAAAGATTTTGGACTCTGATAGTTCCTATTTCAGTTGGGTTTGGGAATGTCCCGAAAATGACGAACGGGGTATGTACAGTCCCAACGCCAGAAAAACCAAAGAACGAAATCCAAGTTTCCCGCAAAACTATATTGACCACATTAAGTGTAAGCTTGAATCCGGCAAGTATGACTACATCTTTGTGAGCAGTCATGCCTCTGTTAGAGAGGCTCTTGATGCGGCGGGTATTGACTTTACAATCGTATACCCCTCTGCAGATCTCATGGCAGAATGGGTTGGTCGCTGCTTCATCAGAGATAAGAACGGCGAAAGCGGGTGTAACCCTGATGTACTTTTGGAAAACTGGTATCAGTGGTTGGGTGAGTGTGAAATCACCGGATGTACCCACAAAGAGATCAGGCTGAAAGCCGGCGAACATTTAAGCGACTATTTGAAAAGGAAGTGATAGCGATGACAATGCAAGAAGCCCGCATGGGATATGCTTCCTTTATGGGCGAAACTTGCGTCACCGAGTCAATACCAGAACTCGGTGAACTCGAACATAACATCGAAGAGTGCAAGGCGATGTTGGATCATGCTATCTACCGGGCTGACAAAGATGAAATTAGTTTCTGGAGACGGATGCTCCAGACAGCAAAAGTGCAGCGAAGGGAGCTTTTAGCAACCTAACTGTTTTGTGATGGCGAGTGGCGAACAAGTAACACCAAAGCCTTTGCGGATTGCAGATCAATCTAATGGTAGTCAAGCGGTGTCGGGTATGTTGTTTACATACCTTCCATGCACTATTCAGTCAGTTGGTCTGGTGGAAAAGACAGCACAGCGAGCATAATTCTTGCACATTTACACAACGAGCCGGTTGACAGCATCGTGTTCGTTGAGGTTATGTTCGACAAAGCAAATGGAATCAGCGGAGAAAATCCTCAGCACATTGATTTCATCAAAAACAAAGCAATACCGATTTTTGAGTCGTGGGGCTATAGAGTGGATATCGTCCATTCAGACCGCGACTTTTTGTCTGTGTTCAACCGTGTGATCGAAAGACCTACAAAGCACCTTGAACACAAGGGAATGAAATACGGGTTCCCGCCAAACGGGTTATGCTCCGTAAAAAGAGATTGCAAATTGCGTGCCATCAAAGCGTATTACAAAGCCATCAAAGACGAGTGTATCCAGTATGTGGGGATCGCAGTTGATGAACCACGGCGCCTCGCAAGTCTCCACAAGACAAGCAATGTTTCTCTGTTGGAGAAGTACGGGCTTACAGAAGCGGATGCAATGGCGCTGTGTCGGGAGTATGGACTTTTAAGCCCGACATACGAATTTTCACATAGAGGCGGCTGTTGGTTTTGCCCAAACGCCAAACTGGCAGAACACAGGGATATCAGAAACAGGTATCCAGAGGTGTGGAAACAGTATGTAGATCTTGAGTTGGAAGAGGTTGCCTTTAATAAATGGAATACATTTTCAAACCAAACACTCCATGACATAGATAAATTGCTGTCCGAAGAAATGAAGTAGCAGGAGGAAAGCATGAGAAAGATTGAGATACAGGACGGTGTCGATGCCGTCTTTCTTCCCGGCAAAATCCACGGCTGTGATTGGCAGGCATACATAATCTACCAAAATAAACAGGCGAACGATGAAAAAGGCTCATGGGAAATTGAAGTTGTTGACAAAGACCGAATCCTTCAGATTTATAAGGAAGTCAATGGCAACACAGACGAGTTCTTTGAAGCTCTCCCCAACTGTTTTCAGGGTGAGTGGTATTACTGCAACAGCGGTACTGAGGAATATGACTCCTACACAAAAGAATATCCGAACGCAGACTTTATCCTCGGATATCATGGCGGTGTCCACGAGGAAATGATGTTCCTTGTGAATTGGGCAAGCGGTAAGGTGTGTCCTGAATGTGGTTTCCCAATCATGTGCGAATGCGTAATTGGCTCTGACGAGTCACTTTCCGGCTTTACGGAGCGGCTTTATAGCTGCAGAAAGTGCGGCTCTGCCTGGTCAACACAGGAATCAGACGGCAAAGAGACTGAACCGCAGAGATACTTTTTCGGATAAGGAGGTGCCCTATGGGTCAGAGATTAAACATTGAAATCGTAAATGGCGAAACTTCATTGGCAAACTGCTATTACCACTGGTCAGCATATACACATTCTGCTCTCTGTCTGACGAAGAAAGTCATTGAGGCGTATTACGACTCCGAGGCAATCGTTGGTTTGAAGATGGCGATTGATCTTCTGGAGGCAACCGGCGGCGGTGTCAACGAAGCCGAGCGAGAAGAAATCAAGAAGCAGTCAGACAAATTTGGGCATCTCAAATTCAAGGACTGTGTTAACCGTAATGAAGGTTTGCTTGCTGTGACCGAAAGCGGAAAAGAAGAAACCAGAAAATGGGAAGAAGGTCGTGTGACAATCGATCTCGACACAGAAACATTCTGTTTTGATGTTCTGTCTTACGACACCATTGAGGATTACACCGAATACTGTGACGAAAGTTTTACCGAAGACGCTTTTGAGAAACTGCCCGAGTGTCCGTTTGACCTTTGCAAAGTTCCGTTTGATAAGGTGGATGATTTGATCGACTTCGTGGAGAACAATGAATGTGCAAGAGAAGATGAGATGGTTCTCTGCTGGGTTGCATAATGTCAATAAATATAAACAAAACGGCGCTTTTCGTCAATAATAATGAACATTAACAAGGAGGATTTACTTATGGCTATGAACGGTTATGAAGAAGTTGCATCTGTAAAGTTTGTTGAGGGCACCAATACCACCAAGGTGTACCACTTCGCTTTGTACGACAGAGTGGTTGAGGTCGGTGATTACGCACTGGTCAAGTCCAACAACGGATATGGTGCCAGCAACTACGGTGTTGTTAAGGTGGTTGGCATTGAAGCTGCCGCTGAGTATTCTGGCGCTGCTCCTACCGCAGAAATCATCTGTAAGGTTGATCTCTCCGCATACGAAAAGCGCTGTGAGATGCGTGCCAACCGCACCGCCCTGAAAAAGAAGATGGACAAGATGGTTAAGGACAGCCAGGAACTTCTGGTTTACCAGACCATTGCCAATACCAATCCTGAGATGGCAGAGCTGCTTGCGGCTTACCGTGAAACCCTCAGCGCCTAATTCACAAGAAAGCGAGGGTTGTAAGATGGTTACGAGAGAGTTTGTTGCGATTCTCGGTTTTGATGAGGGCGCCGCATCAAGATATGACGAAACCAACGGTCACGAAGAAAGCGCTCCGGGAGATTTTCTGGAGCGTGAATTCGGTTGGCTGGAGCAAAGCGGTATTTCCCTGAGTGAATGGGCTTTGGTCGACGGGGATGTCAAGTGGGAGCGCTACATCAGATACCTTGTGGAGTGGGCGGTTTCCCACAGCAGCGAAGATTATGAGGGTATGACACCTGCAAGCTACGATGAATGGTGTGCGTGTGAAGATGGAGAGGAGTTTTAACCGTGGAGAAGATCAGTGTCCCAACGCCTTTGGGACTTTTGACAGCCTGTATCGGTGGTGATTCCGAGTGTTACCCTGAAATTTTTGTTTACCTTCAGAGAGAAGATGGCGTCGAAATCGACCTTGTTGCAGCAGATGTCGATTTGGAAACAAGAAACGCAAGAGCCTACCTCTACGGAGATACATCTTCAGAGGGCTACACTCGCCACCATGTGTGGAGCGAAAATGAAATCAACATCAAGGCTGATTGATAGATGGGTTGAGCTTTTGTCAACGCATGGCGTTCTTCATCTGGGTACATCTGAATATCTGTTTGATCTTGAGGATCTGCATTTGATTGAAAGCCGCAACTGGTATCCCGATAAAGATGGATATCTTGTATGCGGCTATTACTATTTCGGTCGTTATCAAGTCTCAAGGTTTCACAGAATCGTGATACACGCCAATGCGGGTGAAATCGTCGACCATATCAACAAGAACAGAAAAGATAACCGCAAGCGTAATCTCAGGCGCTGTGCGTTTAATGAAAATGACCGCAACAGAGGTCTTTATTCCACTAACACTTCCGGTGTCACTGGGGTTTTCTTTGACAGGGAGCGTGGAATGTGGCTCGCCAACATTTCGTATAACGGCAGGCGGGTTTATATAGGAAGATACAAACACAAAGAAGATGCTGTCAAAGCGCGGCTTGAAAAAGAGATCGAACTCTTTGGTGAGTATGCGCCACAGAAAGCATTGTATGAAACATACCAAGGAAGGAGGATCGTATGACGATTGAACAAATCAAGGAGATGGTCGCAGGTGAAGAATACGATTTTCTGCGAACCAATCCGCATCTGAAAGATCGCATTATGTTTCTGACGCTGGGCGGAAGTTACGCCTACGGCACAAACATTGAAACATCGGATGTCGATGTCAGAGGTTGTGCGATGAACAGCAAAAGCGATATCCTCGGCCTTTCGAATTTTGAACAGGTCGTACACACGCAGACCGATACCACGATCTACGGGTTTAATAAACTGATTGGTCTTTTGCTTAACTGCAACCCTAACACCATTGAGATGCTCGGCTGCAAGCCAGAGCATTATTTTTACATCTCTGACGCTGGACAGATGATGATTGACAACCGCGATCTCTTCCTTTCTCAGAAAGCAGTTAATTCTTTTGGCGGGTATGCAACGCAGCAACTACGCCGTCTGCAGAATGCTCTGGCAAGAGACAAAATGTGTCAGGCGGATACCGAAGAACATATCCGAAGTGCAATGGAGCGTTCTTTTAAGGCTTTTGCAGACCGCTATTCTGTGATGGATAGCGGTGGCATTACCCTGTTTACAGATGAAAGTTCACGCGATGATTTGGATCGAGAGGTCTTTTGCAACATTCACATCGACAAGTTCCCCGCAAGAGATTTCAGCGTGATGATAAATACGCTTTCCAATGTCATTGGCAACTATGAAAAGTTGAACCATCGAAATCGTAAAAAGGACGATAACCATCTCAACAAGCACGCCATGCACCTGATCCGTCTGTACATGATGTGCCTTGACATTCTGGAAAAGGGTGAGATCAATACCTACCGTTACGGAGATCGGGAGTTTTTGCTGAGTATTCGTAATGGTAAATTCCAGAGAGAAGATGGTTCATATAGGCAGGAATTCTTCGACTTAGTGAATAGCTACGAGAAGCGTTTGAAGTATGCCAAGGAAAACACTGACCTGCCGGCAACACCCAATATGAAGCGTGTTGAAGAGTTCGTGGTGGAAGTAAACAGGAGGGCGATCAATGAGTGATATCCATATTCCTCAGGGCGCCCAAATTATTATCCATACTCTACAGCAGGCAGGATATGACGCATATGTGGTCGGTGGCTGTGTAAGAGACAGTCTGCTTGGCGTCGAGCCTAAGGATTGGGATGTGTGTACATCTGCTTCTCCGTCACAAATTCTATACAGTTTTTGTGACAAGCGTGTTATCGAAACAGGATTGAAGCACGGTACGGTAACCATCGTAATGGACGATGGGCAGTATGAGGTCACTACATTCCGAGTGGATGGCGAATATTCAGATAACCGCCACCCCGATTCGGTAAGGTTCGTAACGAATGTGGTTGAAGATCTGGCACGCAGAGACTTTACCATTAACGCAATGGCATATAACCACAATGGTCTAATTGATCCTTTTGGTGGCAGAGAAGATTTGGAACGCGGCATGATTTCTTGTGTTGGAAATCCAGACGATAGGTTTGGAGAGGACGCACTGCGTATCCTCAGAGCAATGCGATTTGCATCTGTATACGGTTTTTCTATTGCCGAAGAAACAGCAAGATCCATTCACCAAAACAAAGATAGGCTGATGAACATTGCTGCAGAGCGCATCCAGTCAGAACTATGCAAGATGCTGGCCGGCAAGGGTATTCTCAATATCATGCTCGAATATAGCGATGTGATGGCAACGATTATCCCCGAACTTAAGCCTTGCATTGGGTTTGACCAGAACAACAGATTCCATGAGTTTACGATTTACGATCATATTGCTCATGCGGTTGCAAACTACGACGCCACAGATCCGGTGGTAAATGTATCACTTCTGCTTCACGACATTGGTAAACCATGCTGTTATACAGAAGATCACAATGGTGGGCACTTCTACGGTCACGGGGTTTTCAGCCATGACCTTGCAGAAAAAGTCCTAACAAGACTTCGTTTTGATAACAAATCGCGAGACGACATTCTTGAACTGGTGCTGTATCACGATGCAGTTATTGAGCCTACCCCCAAAACAGTTCGCAGATGGCTCAATAAAGTCGGTGAAAAGCAGTTCATGCGGCTACTTGATATTCGCATGGCAGATATTCTGGCTCACAGAAAAGATACGCAAGAGTCTCGCATTGACAGATGTGTCGCTCTTGGCATGATGGCAAGCGAAATCATTGAGCAGAACCAATGTTTTAAGCTGAAGGATCTGGTCATTGACGGGTATGACATTATGAACCTCTGCGATATAAAAGAGGGTAAAGATGTTGGGCGAATTCTAAACGAGGTTCTTGATGCTGTCATCAGTGGTAACCTTGAAAACGAGCGCCCCGCAATCATTAAACATTTGATTATGAAAGGATGGTGCAGCGATGAGCAATAAGAAGGATTCTTTGGGTGACCGTATGAAAGAGAGCTATGAAAATATTTCTCGTAGCTATCTGACACGCAGAATCCCAGTTGTGATCCGCATTGACGGCAAGGCGTTTCACACCTTTACAAAGGGCATGAAAAAGCCTTTTGATTCTATTTTGATGAAAACCATGCAACAGACCATGCAGAGTCTCTGCGCCAATATTCAGGGTTGTGTATTTGGCTACACACAGTCTGACGAAATCACTTTGGTTTTGACGGACTACGCGACCATCACAACCGATGCGTGGTTTGGATATAATCTCCAGAAGATGTGCAGCATCTCAGCATCGCTGGCAACTCTGGCTTTTAACAAGGCGCTCTATCAGAACATTGATGATTATTTTAATCGGGAAGATGTACTGAGTGGTATGTATGGCGAAGATCCTGAGATCAAAAAGGAACTGAACAAATACGCAGAAACTTTGAAGAGGGCGCTGAATAAGGGTGCTCTTTTTGATTCTCGTGCATTCTCAGTCCCCAAGGATGAAGTTTGCAACTGCTTGATTTGGCGACAGCAGGATGCCACCAGGAACAGTATCGAGGCTGTTGGACAAGCATATTTCAGCGCCAATCAGCTTCATAAGAAGACTACAAACATGATTCAGGAGATGCTGTGGCAGGTACATGGTATCAACTGGAACGATTTCCCCGTGGATTGCAAGAGAGGTTCTTGCTGCTATAGGCAAGCTGAGGAAACCAATATGCCTGATCCGAAAAATCCCGGTAAGATCATCGCGGTTTCCAGACGCAAATGGATTATCGACAAGGAGCCTCCGATTTTCACACAAGACCGCGACTATGTTGAGCGGTGGTTGTGAGGAGGAATGGTATGGATGTGTGGAAGGTTATATTCTACTCCATCAGAGCGAAACATCCTAATTGGAGCAACAAAAGAATTATGGTCTGCACAAGATATGCATACCGCAGACGCAACAGAGGTGGACGATGAGAGATCCTAAGCGTATTCGTAAGTTTTGCAATCAGCTCGCCGACATTTGGGAAAGTCAGTGCCCAGATTGGAGATTCGGCCAGTTGATTATGAATGTACTGACAGAAGACCCTTTTTACATTGAAGACGACGAGATGATGGAGATTATCAAAAAGCATTTCCATCTTGACGATAAGCGAGGTGAAGTAAATGGGAGTAGTAAGCATCAGTAAGGGCAACTCTAAGATGGGTGCGATTCAGAGTGTATCGCTCCCGGCTGTAGTGACCTGCAGAGCCTGTGACTGTCAGCAGAAATGTTACGCCAGAAAGCTGGAAAAGATCCGAAGGACAGTAGCACAAGCATATAAAAACAATCTTCAGGTGCTAATTGAGGCACCTGATATTTATTGGCGGGAGGTTGAGGCAACGATCATGTTGTCACGATACTTCCGCTTTCATGTATCCGGCGACATTCCGAATAAGGACTACTTCGATAAAATGGTTGAGGTAGCAATACGCCAGAAACATTGCGACATTCTCTGCTTTACCAAGAAGTTTGAGATCGTAAACGAATACATAGTGGCTCACGGCGAGCTTCCTAAAAATCTGCATATCGTGTTCAGCGGATGGGTTGGTCTTGAAATGATCAACCCTTTTTCTTTACCCGAAGCTCATGTGCGCTATCGCGATGGTTCCACAACTGCCAGAGATGGTGCGGTGGAATGTGCTGGCAACTGTACTGAGTGTGCATCTGTCAGCGGCGGTTGCTGGACTTTGAAGAAAGGTGAACAGGTAGTCTTCAATGAACACTAAAGTCTATCGTGGAAACCAGTATAGAAAATGTTTTGACTACTGGTGGACGCTGTATTAAACGGAGGTGATAAACGATGGATATGACAAAGGAACAGAACAAGAAACTCATTGAGAGATACCCGTTTCTTTTGCCGCACAATCGGTGGACGGATAAGGTTCCCGAAGATTACGACTATTCCTACACCGAACTCGACGCTATGCCTAATGGTTGGCGCATTGCCTTTGGTGAGCAGATGTGTGAGGAAATCCGACAGGAACTTATCAAGATTGGGTATCTTGATAAGTACCGCATTACTCAGATCAAAGAGAAGTTTGGAACTCTGCGATGGTATGACCACGGTTGTACTGAGAAAATGCTGCGGGAGATTATTCCCAAGTACGAAAATCTTTCCGCTTATACCTGCATTCGCTGCGGTAAGCCTGCCACCCGTATCACCTTAGACTGGATCTGCCCGTTCTGTGATGACTGTGTTCCCAGGGGTAAGAACGGCGAGACCACCGGATATTATGAATCTATGCCGATAGAGGAGTATTACAAAGAATGTACAGACGAATTGGAGAATTGACTATTGATCCGAACAAGGCTGCAGGATGCGACAGCATTGTTGTAGACTACGATGACACTCAGGAACCTATGAAGCTGAGGGTTTCGTTTTTCAAGGACAACCATTACCAGGATGAAGCAATCGTTGGCTTGGCAGTCGGAGAAGACTGTGTAGTCACCGACGCAGATGCTTGGAAGTATCGTGCCTTGGATCTTGCCGCACAGCTTGATGCAAAGGAGGCTGAAAAGTAATGAAGCAAATTCGCAGAGGAGTTTTTGAAACGAACTCCAGTAGCACCCATTCTGTGACCGTTGACCATAGTAAGGGGTTGTCCACCAATTATTTGTATGTCAGCGAGGACGGATATGTCCATGCAGAGTTTGGCGAGTTTGGTTGGGAGGTCTGGGACTACACCGATCAGGAAACCAGATTGAGCTATCTGCTGACAATGGCTCGTTGCCTGAATGGCTGTAACGAGTCGTGCTATGATGATGTAACCAACGAAGAGGATATTAAGAACTTCATTGAAACGCGTGATTTTGACCGTATCAATGAGGTCGTTGCAGAGTATGCAAACTGCAAGGGGCTTTGGCTCGATCCTTCAGATGGTTATATTGACCATCAGAGTCGCGAAGATTATCGCACTCTGGATGATTTCCTGCATGAGTACGATACTGACATCAAGGAGTTTATCTTCGGTGCCGGCGTAACGCTGCACACCGATAACGATAACCATTGATGGGAGGTGGTTCCCATGATCTATTTGGATAATGCCGCAACCACACAGGTCTCTCAGCGAGTGGTAAATGCTATGCTTCCGTACTTCACAGAAATGTACGGTAACGCAGGGAGTATTCACACAATGGGAGCGGATGCGGCAAAGGCAATGCAGAAAGCAAGAGAACAGTGTGCGAAGCCAATCAATGCTGATCCCGATGATATTATCTTCACTTCTGGCGGGTCAGAAGCAAACACACTGGCGATTGTGGGTTTGGCAAAACACCTTATTTCCATCGGCAAGACTCATGTGATTACCACTCCGGTAGAGCATCCTTCCGTTTTGGAAGCTATGAAATACCTGTTTTATCATGGTTTTGAAGTTGAGTATTTGGCTATGGGTAAAGACGGTGAATTGGATACCGCCGAACTCACCAGTAAGATTAGGAAAAATACCGGTCTTGTATCCGTGATGGCAGTTAACAACGAAACGGGAAATTCCTATGACATCCAGAGGATCGGAGCAAAGTGTAAGAAGTATGGTATCTTCTTCCATACAGATTGTGTCCAGGCATATGGCAATATGGACATTGATGTGGAAAGGGATCATATCGATTTTCTTTCAGTCTCCGGTCATAAGTTCCACGCTCCAAAAGGCGTGGGTTTTTTATACGCAAAACACAAAGAACTTCTTCGACCAATCATTCTTGGCGGAGGTCAGGAGCAGACGCTTCGGTCTGGAACGGAAAATGTTCCGTCTATTGTCGGCATGGGAGAAGCTGCCGAGGCCGCATTCGAAGATCCTACAAGCAAACAGAAGAATGCAGACAAGCGTAAGCTTTTCTTGAGTGAACTCACCAAAGAACTGGGTGAGGTTCAGATTAACGGTTGCCCCCATGATGGTTCAAAAACAGTCAATCTTTTCTTTGATGGAGTGGATGGGGAAACTTTGCTCCTTCTACTCAACAATAAAGGAATTTTTGTATCTGCCGGCTCTGCCTGTTCTGCCCATTCTGCAGTTCCAAGCCATGTGTTGACTGCGATTGGTTTATCAGACGATGAGGCGAGAAGTTCAATCCGTGTTTCATTTTCTGTGTTTACAACGAACGAGGAGATTTGCGAGGCAGCTCATGTCATCGCAGATTCAGTGAAGAAGCTGCAAAGGAGATAAACTATGGGTTACTACACCGATTACACACTTACAGCGTCAATTTGTACGGTTGGCGCCGACTCTTACACAACTGCAACTATTCCTCATATTACACTTGTAAGTCTTGAAGATGAAATCGAAAAGATGAACATCTTCGATGGCGGCGGCGATATTGAGTATGGATACTATGCAAATGCCAAGTGGTACGATTGGGAAGAAGATATGTGTTTTCTCTCCAAGCGTTTTCCTGAACTCCTCTTCTGTCTGCACGGTGAGGGTGAAAGCGGCGATGATCTTTGGGATGCCTACTTTTTCGAAGGCAAGTGTCAGCATTGTCCTGCCGTTATTACCTACGAGGATTTTGATCCGTCAAAGCTCTGCGCTGGCAGAGAAAGCGCTGATACACGCAAAGGGGTGTACAGCTATCAATCTTCTTAAGAGGTGTTGCCTATGCAGGAAGTAGAACGCGTTGATTGGATATTCAATGATGATGTAAGAGAAAAGAAAAAGCTTGCAAACCAAGCAAGATATCGCAAGCGCGGCAGTAAGAGCAAGAAATGCAATCTTAGCTCAGATCGTCTGACGCATAAACAGTGGTTAGAAAGGTGTGGTAAAACAGTGACCTATAATTTTAGAAAGCCCATTATGTGGCAAGATTTTTGTGAACTCCCTATACATATCCAGAAGGAATACCTGCTCAATCTGATTGACGAATACCAGACAACTGCTTCTGATTTGGCAAAGATGTTTGGTATTACTCCTCAGACGGTAACAAAGCACTGTGGGCACGAGGAAATTGGTATCCGCTTCTCTCCTGGTAAGCGTATGTCCAAGGAAAAGCGTAAGGCTTTTGAAGAGTTTTGCGGTGTAGTTGCTCCTCAGGAAGAAGTTGTAGTGGCAAAGAAAGAACAGGAGCCGGCTAAGACCGAAGCGTTTATTGATCTGGATAACGCGACGCAGTCACCTGATATGGCCATGACGGAGTTTACACTGAGTTTCTCCGGCAACTTTAACAGAGAGATGATTTGTAATTCTCTTGCTTCTATGCTGCCTAAGGGCGCTCCTGTTAAACTGGATATCAAGTGCCTTGTAATGCTGTGATTCGGTTGAAAAATACCGTAATTTCGGCTATAATATAAGAGTATGCAAGAAAAGAGGAAGATACTATGTCTGAAAAGAATTTCACAGTAACCGTCGACATTGCAGCACCTGTGGCGGCAAAGATTGAAGCTGTCGCTGCAGAATACGAGGGCAAATACACTATGAACAACGAGGTGTATAAGCGTGTGCTGAACACCTATAAAAAGTTCAGAAAGTTTGCTCTCCAGAATGATGGCGGTATCAAGAACACCGATGTTTGTGGTGTTGACAAAGTAAAAATTGTGGCGGAGGTTCCTGCCGTAGATCTGTTCCGAGAGGGACTTGACCTGTTCTCAGAACTACTGGCGATGGTTGACTCAATCGATGTCTCCGCTTCCAAGAGCGGAGATTTGATTATTGAGGTGAGTGTAGCAGGTCTTTGGAAGGCGGTGTAACGCATGAATAAGCGCCGTCGTTCATCCATTAAGATTGCAGCAAGTTATCTCGATATGGCAATTGACTTGATTCGAGACGCCAAAGATGAAGAACAGGATGCACTGGATAATATGCCGGAAAACCTCCAGAGCAGCGAAAGATGCGAAGCAATGGAAGAAGCAATCGATCATTTGGAAGATGCTATCAGTAGCATTGATGAAGCAAAAGATCACATCGACAGAGCTATCGCATAACCAAGGAGTTACCATATGAGTTTGATTTTAGCACTGGTTCTGATTGCGATTGTACTATGCAAAGTAGGTAGCGATAAGTCCAAAGCCGCTGCA